TTGAACGGCTAAATCTAGGCGTGAGGTAACGCAGAACTCTCACCAAAAGCCAGCCATCCTCGTCGGCTTGCCTGCTGGCCATCGCATCTCGATAGCCTACGTTCGTTCGCTTGGCCAAGCGCTGGACTGTTTTATCAATAGTATTTTTGGTAGCTAGACTGCTGGCGTCGGCTTCTAGCTTTTGCAGCTTCTCATAGTGCGCACGGGCTTCAAGCCATGAAGCCCTAGCTAGACTAGTGGGCCGGTCGTTTTTAGCTGTCAAGACATTCTTCCGCATCACTGTGACATTTATGCAACAGTTCGTCATCGGGCGGCGGAATTAATTTACTCCTTATCACCGCTGGCACCTCTATGTCACTCTGTGTGTCTCTATCGGACAGCATTAAAGTTGCCTGTCGGGCACCGCATCGGCACCCAGATACGAGCCAGTCGCGACCCTCGTCGTCCATGGCATACTCGATAGGTACATCGTAGACATGATTCGCACAGGTCATATCAGATCCTTTCGCGATAAAATTGATACCAGGCGGCTTGGGCTATCTGCTGGAAACCCTCGTCGGTCGTGTACAGCTTCGGCCAGCCTTTTCGGGCATACAAAACGGTTGTGTGATCCTTGTTCAAAAAGCGGCCTATCTGCCCAGAGCTGTAGGTGCCGCCGCACTCGGAAAGCATGTTGATGGCCAGCCATCTCGCATTGACCACTTGCTGATCCTTCTGCCTGGATTTGATGCGTTCCCAGCTGACGCCGGTCACCGCCGGGACAATTCTGGCGACCCGCTGATGCTCAGTGACCGGGTAGCCGTTCTGAGCTGGCGGGTCGGCAATCTGCGCCGCCAGTTTGTCCCGTATCGCCTGCAATGCGTTCAGGTTGCCGGTCATCTCTTCGATCAGGCCGTCCAGTTCCGACAGGCGCTTCCTCAGCGCCATCTCTGTCTCGGTCGGCTCCAAAGGAAGGTTTCCTTCTTCCAGTCCCTGCCTGCCTGACATTGCTTGGCCCATTTGTTAACCCTTTCTATGTTCACGTCGGCGTTTTCGCAGACCAGTTGCAGATCCAGGCTGTTGGATAGCAGCCATGCCTGGGCTTGCTCCCGATAGATCAGCGATAAATTTCTGTCGCCTAGATAGCTGGCATCCTTGCAAGCCTGCGTCAGGACGTGCTTCCAGAGCCTCTCACATTGATGGCTGTCGTAATCAACGCCGGGACCAGCTATGGGGTCGGCCTTGATCATGTCAAACCCCGCACATCCCTTCGCATTCGTTGACAAAGAAGTTGAGCTGGCCGCGATCCTCTTCGGTGGACAGGTCGGCCTCATCCAGGGGTTGCAGACTTGCGTGCATGAATTGCTCCCCATTCAAACTAGGGCTGATGCGAATGGCTCGATCCACTTCCACCGCATCGGCCCAGGCTTCGGGGTCATTGTCACGCATGTCACGCCACATGCCGTCGTTGTGAAATGGGCAACCTATACACGATGACTTTGGCGGCATCGGATAGCCATTGCGATCCATCCAGCGCAGGCAGTCCTGGCGTGACATATTGGCTTCGATCAACGGCCAGCAGTTGCGCTGCCACTGCCGCTTTGACGGCGACATGCGCCCCGCTTCATCCGTACTGATGCCAACCCAAACTTCTACAGCGTCTTTTTTAATATGGTCGCGACGACCCTTACCAAGCAGTTCCCGCATCTTCCACATCAAAGGCGTTATCTTGTATCGGCTTGTGCATTGGCGTTTTCCCAAGCCTTTGCTGCCGTCGGAGTGTTTCAAGAAGAATGGCGCAAATACACGGTCGTTCAGCGGAATATCGGGGTCTACAAGGTTGTCCCTAATATCGCCGTTGCTGGTAAGGTGAACTGGAAACGGCAGCACGTTGTCAGACATCAGCCAATCGAGATGGTCATAGACCGCTTTCGGCTCCCAGCCCGTGTCAGCAAAGATCGCGCAGTCAGGCATCGGCCCAATCTCGCCGTGCGCTGCCATAAGAGCCATCGTCGTAGACTGAACGCCTGCGCCAAGGGAGAGTACCCTTAGAGCTGGGTCTTCAGCACGTCGCAACATGCCCTGGCCGTCAGCCCACTCGACAATTTTAGCGTTGGCGCGTTCATAGCTCATGCGACACTCCTTAGCCTTATGATGCCGCCCAGAAAGTCCTGCACCTCATCCAGAGAACGGCAGATCGCGACGTGCCGGTGCGCTGCCTTCAGCAAATCGATAGTATCTTGCTGGTTGACTGACACCCGCCCCTTCGGTGCCTTCAGCTCTACAAAGATGTCGGCCTGCCGCTGGCCATTCAGATAGTGCGAGAAAGGGACGACCAGTTGCAGGTCCGGCCAGCCAGCGCGCATACCCATGCGGGTTTGCTTGGCACGGTACTGGACGTTGTGCTTGCCCTCGTTGGGGCTGTGATGCAACAGGCTCCCCCGCGGCAGGACAAGCTCAAGCCATGCCACGACCTGCCGGTGCAAGTCGTATTCAGGTGTGGCTCTCTTTGCCATTGTTCCCACAGGGGCAGTAGCAGCCATAGAAATCGTTGGGCAGAACCTCGCCGCGGGACACCTCGATGATCCGCAGCATGAAATGCTCGTTGGGTATGGCGCGGCCCTTCTGGCCAGCAGACAGGCACCAGCGCCGTGCCACAGTCGCCTCGGCAGCACCTAGTTTGCTGGCCAGCTCCGCGTAGGTCATGCGGTTCTGGCGTCGGTAGTCATCAAGCTGCATTGCGACCTCACTGATTGTTACAAGATCGCCATATCTTCATTGACTATAACTGTCAATATTGCGACTATCGAAACGTCACATAGAGGTAGATAGAGGAAAAAATAATGTCTAATCTTTATGGTTAAGGTTTTGATCGTGCGGCATTGACAGGCTCTGTCAGAATAAAGTAGGTTTCCTGATTGATTCACAGGGAGCTTGCTTTATGGCAGGGTTTGATCTAGCGCCGGACTGGGCGACGCGGCACCACTACTTTCACCACTCCAACCCGTCACTGCCTGACGCCGTCACGTTTTTTGATAAGGGCATAAAGCGGCCCAAGATCAACGAAGCCTGGAATATTCTGCGCCGCAAGATCCCCGGCGATCGCGATGAAGCGGTCGAAACAATCGACAAACATAAATACGAAAACATCAAGATGGCCAGCGGCACCATCGTGCAGAAGTATTGCGATGCGGTGCTGCTGGAAGAGGTGACGACCAGTGAAGCCTACCGCCGAGCGGTAAACGAATTGCATGCATACAAACCGCCACCGCATTTCGATGTCGATCGCGAGATGGCAGTGGTCACCCACCGCGAAGATGTGATCTATGCCGCGGACGGCAAGAAGCCGACGAAGAAGGCCGCCGAACCTGAAATGTGTGAGCTGGAGCTGGTCTGCCGCAATGCCCTGGACGGCCTGCGGGACGCCATGCAGGGCCTCAACAAAATTACCGGCGAAGTCGATTGCTGGGGAGACCTGCCGGGCTGCGAACTGAAGTACAATGGACGGCCAGACTATTGCAAGCGCATCGAATTGAAGACCCGCTGGGATCAGCGGGCACACACCGACAGCCCTACTGCACAAAGTCTGCCGGCAGAGGAGAAAGGCCCGCTTTACAGCCATTTAATGCAGGTGACCGGGTACTGGCACCTCACGGGATTGCTGCCAAAGCTGGTGTATGCCAACCGCCTGGGCTACCGGATATTTGAACCAACCGAAGATGAGGTGCAAAGGGCCTTCCAGGCGCTGTCAGAGGCCTGTCAGAGGCGGGAGAGGCTGCTGAAGGTAGCCAAGACCCCGGAGGAGCTTCTGCGCCTGTGCGACCCCCAATGGGACCACAATTACGCATGGAAAGGCGTGCATCAGGACGTGATCAAGGAAGCAAGGGAGATTTTCAGTGGCTGATAAAAAAGGCCGCAACGGCGTTACCGACACCATCCGTCTGCGGGTAATGAAGCGCGACGGCTTCACCTGCGTCTATTGCGGTGGGCACGGCAAGGATTGCGAGTTAGAGGTTGACCACAGGGTGCCTGTTTCCAAGGGCGGCAACAATCATATCTCTAACCTCTTTACCGCGTGCCGAGACTGCAACCAGTCGAAGGGTGATGCCGAGTGGAAGCCACAACAACAGACGACCGGCAAAAGTCGGGCGAAAAAAGACCCGCCCAGAAATAACCTAGGCCAAGTGATACGAAAAACCATTGATGGCGAGAAATTAGCTGAACCTATGGCCGAGACGCCTCTGGATGGCCTGCACGTTCTGATCTGGAAAGATGCGGAAACTTACGAGGACAAGCGCGGCGAATACCCTAACTGGCAGGGTCAAATCTGGGGGTTTATCGGAGACGAGGCTTTGGTAAAAACCTACTCTTGGATCAACGGCGATGAATACAACATGGAATTTTTCCCCAAGGAACTTTTCCATAGCGGCAGGGCTAAGGTTGAACTTTTCCCAAGCTCTGAGGCTATGCGCTATGCCTATCAAACCAAGTACGGGCCAAGGCCAGGGCATTACTCAAAAGCAGAGCGAAAAGCGTACCAAGATTCGCTTACGGACAAACAGAAAGCAGCTTGGGAAGCGTGGAAGGCCGAAACAGGCAGTCTCGATTATGAGAACAAGACGCCTGACCAGAAAGTCTCCAACGTCGAACATCAATGGAATGCCGCCAAGCCGCCACCAACCGGAGAGCTAGCCGATGACTTCGATTGAAATCCACGACGACGATCTGGGCGAGGTCGAGCTGCCAACCAAGAAGGCGGTCTGCCCCCGCTGCCGGGGAACCGGCACGCACGTCAACCCGGCGATTGATGGCAACGGCCTGACATCGGAGGACTTTGACGACGATCCAGATTTCCGCGAGGCGTACTTTGCCGGTCGCTACGATGTCGTCTGTTAC